TCAATGTCTAATTCAGAATCCATAGATTGTTCACCCATTTCTGAGTCAACGTCGATTGACATTCCACCCATTGGGTCGATGTCATCATCTTCAGCCATTTCGTCATCCATCTCTATCTCATAAACAATCTCGTCCATTTCATCGTCTTCATCTTCATCTTCTTCAAGGTGAGAATCTCCGTCGAATAATTTGTTAACAATCATGTCTATATCTGCTTCTGAACCCATGTCAGAACCCATGTCAGAACCCATTTCAGAATCCATGTCTAATTCCATGTCTTCTTCATCAAGTTCGTCATCCATAGACTCTTCCATTTCTTCTGATTCACCTAATTTAACTAAGTATTCAGCATCTTGATTGTTATCAGTGATGTGAATATCTTCACCGTCTTTTTTAACGATGATACCATCTTCTTCGCCCATAGCCTTAAAAATTTTAAGTATTTCGTCGTCAGATGCTCCTGTTAAATCGATTGGTTCTTCAGAATCAAAGTCGTCAGATGCATCAAGATCCATTTCGATCTCGTCTTCATCTTCGTTATCAACATCCATATCCATGTCTTCTTCATCAGAATCCATATCCATTTCAGTATCTAAGTCTAACTCAACCTCATCTTCTTCTTGTTCAGATAGAGATTCTTTTACTAATTGACTGATTTCTTTGAATAAGCGCCTCTTCAACAATTGATTTATTTTCTTGCATAGAAAAATTATTATTTTATCCTAATAAATAGTGTCTAAATGGAAAAAAATTAAACTGTATACAGTGATAACCCTGTTTTTGTGAAATTTGTAATACTTGCTGATGGATAATTAGTATTAACCCATGACAAAACATTGTTTGCAGATGTATCAAATACTAAGTATTGAGTATTTGTTGAACTCTCATTTAGAGTTAAATTATATCCGCCTCCTAATTCGTTGTTAACTACAACATTGGAAACTGATAATGGGGAAACACCGTATTGTGTTAAACCTAATGATGTTGCTGCGGTAATTCCTTCTTCGATTGTACCGTTTTGAATAACCTTATTTACGTCGCTGCTTGATATTAATATATTCATATTCTTTTACTCTATAAATATATCCAGACAAAAAAAAAGTGGTCTGAGACCACTTTATTCTTTTTTAATCAATTACTTCGTCAATTTTACTTTCAGATACTGAAGTTATTCTCCACTCATGTGAGAAACCTTCATACTTCTTAGTTACCTTTGCTTCTACATCGGTAACCGAAAACCCTTTAACAAGTTTTTCTTCTCTAATCTTTTTAATTTTACCAGAATTTTCATCAGGTAAATCATAAGTAATTTTTGCTACAAAATATTTTTCGTCCATAATGTTTTATTTATCCAAATAATCGGATAATTTTTTCATTAAATCAATAGACTTACCCGCATCTCCTTGAATAGAACCTGACATTATTTTTTCTTCATCTAAATTCTCTTCATATTTTAATCTATCTTCAGGGTTAGCAAATAAATACGCTCCTGGCGTTGATGGAGATGATACTAAATCGAAACAAATCAATTCGAAGTCATCTTGTACTTCATTTCTTTCTCCCACCTTTTTTAAGGACCCTACACCTCTTGATGATACTCCCATAGTAACTCCTTGTCTCATTAAGTTAGCAGCAATATCTCCTTTAGTTGATACGATACCGCTCTCATGAAATCCTGGTGATGTTAATAATTTTAACTTACCCATTAAAATGTTTCCTTCCCACCAAATATCGGTGATAATATGGGCAACTCTATCAAGGTCAATTAGTGAAGATTCTGGGTGGTTTAATTCTGATGTTGATAAACCTTTAGATATAGTTTTTTTATATCTATCAGCTTCTCTCTTTAATATTCTTTCAGGGTAAAATCTTCCGTTTCTGTTAGGCGTGTTGTATTTCTGTAAAACCGCATAGAATTCAAACGGTTTTTTATAGTCCAACATGTTACTCTCTTTAAACACAGACTCATTAAGTATGTCCGTAGGAGAAACATATCCCGCGTCCATTTCAATCAAAATTCCTTTTCCTGATTCATTAGGACCAAGTATACGTAATTCTTTCATTTAAACTTTTTCTATAAATATACTTGCGGCTCTGATTTGTTAATATTTCCGTTTTTTGTTAATGTAAAATCAAAATAAGAATTATTATTAAAATTTTCATTATTGATTTTTTGTACGATTTTTTTGATGGAGTCTTTAACTTGTGTAGACTTGAAATCCAACTCTAATAATGTAAAAAGATTAATTTCTAAATTAAGAAATGATTTTTTACCGTAAACAATTCCGCTAGTTCTAAGATCAAGATCTACGATTGTTTTTTCTTCATATAAGTTTCTATCAAGATTATTGTATACTGAATGTTTTATTTCTCTACTAAGGTTACAGACAACTCTATTCCAATTGTCTGATGATATTTTGGGATTAACCCATGATTGTATGTTTATGTATATTGATTTTAGATTCTTGGAATCGACTGTTCCAAAATTAACTTTTAAGGATTCGAAATTATTTATTCTCGACGTTTTTCCTTTCTTCATTATGTTTCATGTTATAAAAGTTTATTTGTTTGTATAAACATAGAAAATTTTACACCATTAGTCAAAAAATGACGAATCTAAAATATATTTAATATTATGATAATTGTAGAAATTGGAAAAAATGAAAATTTAGAAAGAGCATTAAAAACTCTTAAGTCTAAAGTTATTAAAACAAAACAACAAAAAATACTTTTTGAAAAAAAGGAATTTGTGAAACCTTCTGTTAGAAAGAGAACACAGAAATTAAAGGCTATCTACTCTGAAAAAATGAGACGAGGTTAGATTGATTTTTCTAACGAACTAATTCTAACATAGTTCATTTGATTAAATTCCTCCCCTCTGATTTTATCAATAGTTTCTGAAATTTTAGTCTTTAACTCAACTTCACTTTCACCTTCTAAGATAGTTTGTAACTTTGTTATTGCACTTTCTTTTATAGTTGTGAATTCTGTTTCTAACTCTTTTGGATTACCAGTAACCACCTTTAAAAAATCTTTTTTAGTATTCTCATCCATTGTATCAACATAACTTTTTAAAGTTTGATTGGCAACGCTAACCATAGATTTTAAAGGAATGTTAATAGACTCGTTAACTTTATTGGGTGATTTTTTTAATGTATCTACAAGATTTTTCTTAGCTTGAATTCTTTCAGAAATATTCAATGACTTAACATAAACAATTGTATCTAGATCAGAATATTTGTTATTAATACTCTTAGAACTAAATTTAGGTAATTTTGAAGAACCTAAAATTGTTTGAATTAATTTAATCCCTTCCTCCAAATATTCTTTGGCGTCAGATTCGGACATACCTTTCTCTGATGTTAAATCATCATATAAAGAATATAGTTTTGAGATTGATTTATTTGTCAGCACGTTTTGATGAAACTCGTTCATCACTTTCTTGAAATTTTTTTGGTCTTTGTACGACTCAATCAAACTCTCTTCTATTATGGATTTTACTTCTCCGAATGTCATTGGGACTTATTTTTTTAATAAATATTAGGAATTTAATAAGTTATCCAATTCTTTTTCCATTTCTCCTAAAAATTGTTGACCTTGACTCAAATCCAAAATATCTCGACCTTTAATCATATCATTTTCTAACAAAATATTCATGTTAGCGAAACGAGATTC